GATCTCATCATAACAGTTACCACATAACCACCAAGCATAAACTTCATGCAGCTCAGACTCAGGTGTCTCAGTCTCACACCTACTGCATTGAACAGTAGCTTCTAAGTCTAATGCCATCCCTTATCCTTCCAATGCTGTAGTGCTTTACAAGTATCCGCATCATAGCGGTGCGCTATGTAATCTAAGCCCCATTGCACTTGCTTATAACCATCTACTTTAGACAGATAAATAGATCGTCCTTGTGGTATTCCATAATGTGATCCATTACGCGCTTTAGGATTCCAAGCACTCTCTTTACCATAGAGCTTTGCTAAGCACTTGTATTGCTCTAAGTCATAACCTAATTGATGTAATGCAAATTGTTTATAGCTTACAAATTGCATTGGTTTAGATCCCCCTGCTTCAGGCATGAAGCAAAAAGCTATCCCAATAGCTACAAGCACCCCGCGAGCGATCCGCTTAGGCGGCTCGCGGTGAGCCTTTGAGAGGCTCTGCTGAGTTAGCGTACCATCGGTGTCAAATCCATTAGCAAAAGTGCTGGTCAGAGCGGTGTGTCGTTTCATAATGTCTCCCTACTGTTACCCTGTGGATAACTTCTGTGGATAACTATTTATCCGTACTGTAGAAGCCCTTGCCCTTAAAGTGTGCAGGTGCAGCTGCTATAACCTTGACCATAGGCTCATTGCAATAGGTGCATGGAATCACTGGTCTATCGTGCCATCCATGAGTGATCTCCGAACTGAGATTGCACTGGTTGCATCGGTAGTCATAGGCTGGCATGTTAAGCACCTCTGTATCATGTAAGACCCACAGCTTGTGCAGCGGTCAATGTCTGCCTCTGTGGGTTCGCTGGATAGATGACCATACTTTAATTGGAGTAGCGGTAAGAGATCCTCTAAGCGGATGATGGCGGCATACTCACGCGCATCTTCACCCTGTCCGTTTAGTCGTATCACTCCAAAGCCCAATTCCCCCGAAAGAGCTGTGCGAGCTTTTAATTGCTTTATGTAAGCCAATGGTTGAAAGCCTGATCGTGCCTTGACTTCAACATCAAAGGGAACATTGACAATGTCCTTACCGCTACCCCTTCCGACAGTTGCACCACTCCACACAGTCGATAGGTACTGTGCGACTACGCGCTCTGTGCGGAAGCCTCTATGTTTTCTTGCTTGACTAGCCATTTACCGCATGGCACTTCTTGCATTGCCATGTTCCTGCCGTTAAGACTCCATCTGCAATGATTGCTGGAATGATGATGTCATGAGCCAGTGTAGGCTCGTTGCACAGCTGACAGTTAATAGTGGTGATCATTGGAACATCCTCTAGGTTTGTCCACTCACCATCTTTGTCAATGTTATAGATCTCTACATAACCCATGTTAAGCCCATGCCTTCTGTGGCTCGAACTTGCCACTGGATGAAAGTGAATACCAGACTGTAGGGCATTTAGGCTCGCCCCCTTGATGATTGACTACAGAGCAGAAGTAACCGCCCCAAGCCTTGTTATTCTTTGTGCCTTCGCGCCACGCCATGTGTCCATGCTTGCATGATGGTGCTTCTTGTGCTTCGCCTGTACCCATTACAGCTGCGATGTTCTCCATTGCCTTTTCTAATGTGACTGGAGCATCGACTACTTTATTGTATTGACCCACTGGAGTTGTCCAGTAATCCTGATCATCTGCCTTGACTTCTGCCACCGGTGGCTTAACTGGCTTAGAAGCTACGACCTTGCTCATTTCCTCGCGGCTTGGTCTTTTTCCTTTAGAAGCATAACCTGCATTTGCAAGTGCTCTGCCGATTGCCGAAGTCTCGCAATTCTCCAGAGCTGAAGTCGCATTAACGCCTCGGTCAGTAATTTTCTCCTCAGCGTACCCTGTCGCCCATGCAACACTATCGGTAGAACTTTTGTAAAGATAAGCTTTAACAATGTATCGATCCTTCTCGACCACTTCCAGCTCTGTTGAAATGCGGAAATCTGCATAGTCCTTAATAAACTTTTCAAGTCTCACCTCTACTGTCTCGTAATCGGCTAGGTTAAACATAAAGCTCGTTCTCCTCTGTGGCTAGTTGTCCAGCGAGTGCGCCATAGCTGCATAGATCGACCCAGTTGTCGATGTGCTGGGCTGATTGATTAGTCCTTGCAAGCTTGACAAGTACCATGATTCCTGCGACTTGATAGTCATGGATCGGTGTCTGTAGGTATGCACTGAGCAGCATTGCGGTGTGTTGCAGGTTATCTGAAGGGTGACCATACGATAAACCACGCTCGCGGATAGTGTCTGTGGCGGATAAGAGGATTTCATTGGCTCTCATTCCTGCCCCTTGTAACTGCGACCTCGATGGTATCCATCGCGTACGCCCTTTTTATAAGCCGTCTTTTGCACATCTATGATAACTATAATAAAGCCTATAATCATTCCAAAGATGCAGATCAGAAGCAGCTTGTCTGTGTTTGCCATTATGCACTCACCGCCACATAGTTATAACTGCGAACCCAGTTCTGGGCTTCTGCCAATGTAGTGTGATACATCTTGGTGTTCTCTACTGCTACCTCAAAGCCATGCTTGGCTGATAGTTCTGCATCGATCTCAGCTGAGAACCATGTGCGATTACCACAATTGCTGATCATGTAGGCATTGTCAGATGTCTTGTAAGACCATCCGTTAATCCTATTGAACTTGATCATTGTCTTTCCTATCTGTGCCAATGCCCTTGATTGGCTACAGACTTAGTGTGACATAAGTGTCAGACGAATCAAGCACATTCTGATAACGAAATGATAACGATTATCTGGCTCGTCCGTACGACTTTCCAGCCACGATGAATGTTCCATCCTTCTCAATGTTGATGAGATCCACCTGAACCTTGTTCTTGTTCACATAGATAATGGCAAAGGCTTGCTGCCAATTGGCTACGCCTTTAGTGTAAGCAGCTTGCTTAAAGTCCATGAGATTGCCTACCTCAACACCATGCAGGACACGCCCTATGCGACCCCCAGAAGCCTCTGAGAAGGCTGAACGCCCTGCTCTGTGAGTATGTCCTGAGATGACATTCTTTCCATGCCTACGAGCCGCCTCTAGGGCTGATAAGCCCCCCTGTGGCTTTATTGGTGTGTGATCTCCATGCACTGCAATCCAGTTAGGTGCAATAGGCATTGGGTTCTTGTGGAAGGTGATACCTAGTTCATCGAACTTCATGAACTTCTCAAAGCGTAGCTCTGGCAATGCACCAAAGGCAGGAACTTTAGCCATAATTATGTTATACAGACGATCTGTGTGATTGCTACGGATGCAGTCTGTAACGCCTAGATCCCAGAGCAGCTGAACAGCCTCATTGCGGTCATCATCTAGGGTCTGGGCATAACTGCCCATGCGCCCTTCTTCCCACTTGCTTATCTGTGGAAGATCAATCTCATCACCAATGGTGACAACCTGATCTGGCTTAAACTTCTTGATAAATGAAGCAAGGTTACGAGTTGCAACCCTGTCATGGTATGGAACTTGTAAGTCCGAAACTACGACAATTCGCTTAATCGTCATCCTCATCGTCCTCGTAATCGCCCAGCTTCTCTGGTTCGATTGGGTCTGGCAAGATCCAGCGAGGGTAAGAGGGAACATCTGTGATCATGAATAGCGCAATGCCTTCAGTAAATCCAGCCTTGCGCAATGACTTCCAATACTCGTGCAAGCCAATGCAATAAGCATCGAGCTTGGAATAGCCTTGATCCTCTAATGCCTTAGTGGGTTTTCTTGCCATAGCACAATGCTACCTGTCAAGCAAGATGTTATAGATCTCATCCACTCGCGTGTTGAGTCTTTTGATCTCGTTCAGCAGATGCGTGATGACATAACCAGCAAGACCACCGAACACACCTAGACTAGCAATGTAGAAAGTGAAGAAGTCCGACTGTGTCACTTCTTCTCAACCTGATCAATGGCAGCTTCAATTGAATCAACCACGATGTCTGCAACAGACTTCTTAGCGCGGTAAGACTTAATCGCTTGGCGTAGAACTGGGATAGCAATGACTCCACAAGCTCCGGCAATGATGATTGATAGATTATCCATTAGATGCTCCTAACATAGGTACTTGAAAAAAAGCACCATCATTGTCAGCTTCTTTCTTAAAGCTAACATGCATGTGCTTAGTGTGTTTGTTAGCCCCTGTGTATTTGCGCCACTTCCAGTTAAGAATGCTGGAGCAGATTCGTCCATCGAAAATGATGTAACTAATACGCTTGTCTGCTTTTGACTTTGATAAGGTACGAAGCTGATCAGCAAGATCTCCCATGATGTCTGGCTTTCCGCCTTTGTGTAGATCTTTGTCCACATCAATGGCGCGAACCCAGCCCTGCTCATCTGGATTATGATCAGACTTGCGAGCAGCGTGTCGGGTATCACCGATCCAACCATCCGATGTGCGGTCACGATCTGGGAACGAGTCATCTATCTGCTCTCGTAATTGAACAGCAGCCTTAGAAAGCTTTACTTTCACAGTCCAAGTGCAACCTTTAGATCATCGATTGATAAGCCAACGCTTGCCAATTTTTCAGAAATAGTAGGTTCAGGTGCTTCTGTTGTTCCGTCATGAGCAGCAACAATAGAGGTTGCTTCCGATTCCTTATCGGTATCGAATGAAATTGTGCCATCAAGATTGTCTTTCAGCATTTCAATGATAATTCCTGATGCCGCCAATTCTTGCTTTAATTCTGCTCCATTAAGATTTTGAGGTTTGGTAAAGGTTGCCATTTTTATGCTCCTAAGTATGTTGCAGTAAAGCGTGTGAAGTTTTGATTGGCAAGAACATTAAGATTTCCGCCTGAACTTTGATTAACATTGACAGTTATGTAATCTCCTACAGCAAAATCACCAACGAAAAGGTGTGCAACTCTATTTGTAAATGTTGCAACTCCTATGACTAGTGTACTACCAAGAGTGTCTGTTCCATTTTTTTGAAAAGCAACATCGCGCACGCCAGTACTATTGGCAGGAAAAATAACCATAGTTTGCAAAAGGTATTTTCCTGCTTTTCCTGATGGAATTGTGATTCTTTCGTTGTTTGTGCTGTTATCGTGGAAGCCGTTGGTGTCGTATTCCTCGGCATTAAAAGTAATGTCAGCATTAACATCATTGGCAAGAGTTTGGTTTGTCGTTGCTTTGTAAACCGCACAGCCGACAAAACTTGAACCGGCAGAAGGTGTTGCCCATGTTGGCACACCGCCTGAAACTGTAAGCACCTGACCAGTTGAACCAATACCCAATCGAGCAGGTGTTGATCCACTAGATGAATAGATTGTGTCGCCTGTGGTAGTCATCGGGTTAGTCATGCCAGAAGCGTCAGATGACCAGACAAAATCCATGTCAGTGTTGGAGTTCTTCTTTAAGACTTGACCAGTAGTACCACCTAGAAGATCTGTCATTGAAGTATCAATGGCATTGCCAAGTGTGCGAATGTCTAACGCACCATTTTTTACAAGTCCTGTGTTATCTGGAGTGCTCCAGTTAAAGGAAGGGGTCGATGCCATTAGGTTAGTGCTCCTGTCGCGTTGTTCCAGATAAGTGTACCATTTACGCCTGTCCAGATTAGATTACTTGGTTGGACTGTCTCCCATTGTGTCGTTGATAGGGATAAGTCGGTTGCTGTGATGTAAAGAGTGATCTCTGTAAAGCTAGGGGTTGCCCGAAGTGCAACATTCTCTACAAAACCTTGAAAAGTGCCACCAAGCAGATTGCTTGGCAAATTGCTGATCGATACAGGCTCACCAAAATAAACTGCAATTAGATCATCAAGCATGGCACTTGGGATGTTTGGATTGTCTAGGCGGAAGGTAATGACACCTAATTGCTCTCTTGGACTGCGCCTTAAATTAAGCTCTCTAGAGGCGATGTCAGTGATGTCTGCAAGGTTCTTGATGTTAGAGTCGAACGAACGCTCAAAGAGTCCGTACGAGGCTATGGAGTCGGTATCTGAGGTGCTGTAGGTTGATCCGTATCCTGTGGCGTATCGATAGATAAGGCTGTTACGGATGCGAGCAGTCTGAGTTGTTGAAGTGATAGAACTTGGTGTTGCATACGCGCCATCGAGGAAAGTAAAGCCATTTGCTGCGAGCAGGTTAGATCTGTGGTCTGCATCTGCATAAGAGACATCCCCATCCTTTTCCTCATAAATCTGACCAAGTGCGCTGTTCGCAATCTGATCTGCTAAAGTCTGAGATTTGGCAGAATCACTAGCTGCAACAGCAATCATGGTGTAGAAGCCTGAGTCCACTTCACCGATGTAGGACTCTGCTTCATTCCATGTCGTAGTTACTGGGTAGGTATCCCATGTCACTGTTGGGGTTATTTGATTCCAGTTAAGGTTAAGGGCTGAACCTAGAATCGCTGCGATCTGTGCGCCATCTAAACCCTCTGCAAGTGCTGTGTTATAGATAGTCTTAGTTAGTCTGGCAAGTGAACCTATGCCAAGAATTGTGCCGGTGGTGACATAGCCTGATTCTTCTGGGCTTCTGACACCAATGTTAAAGTCTGATACTTCTCCGCCAAAGACTGTGACATAAGTGCCAGATGAGTTCTTCAATTCTAAAAGGATTGGCTCTGTGACATTGATGGTAAATGGTGAATTGTCTGTGTTGATGATCTCGACTCGGCAATAACCTGCTGTGGGTTGCCTGTCAATGTCT